TTAAATTTCTCCTTTCTTGGCCTGTGTAATTTTTATTTTTTAGGCCTGGGTGCCACCCTAAATTTTATTGGCTATATATTATAACATCTTATTCAGATGATAATATCTTACTTTCATACCATCTTTTCCATTCAGTATAAGAAATAACTTTTACTTGTCTAAATTCATCATATGTTAAATCATTAACATCTTTACCTTCAGGAATTAGAGCTACATTTATATTCTGTCTTCTATGTTCTTGTAAAAAATTTCCTAATTTATAAATACCTTTTCTTCCAGCCTCATCTGGATCTAAAGCTAATACATATCCTTTACATTCAATTTCTAATAATTGTTTATATTGTAATTCAGTTCCAGTCCCTAATAATCCTACGGGTTGTTTACCCCAACCAGATAAACTCCAAACATTAAAAGGACCTTCTACCACCCATATATATCTTAAAAATCTATCTAACTCATATAATCCATATAAAGGTTTAATCATATCTTGTGGATACCTATATACTTTTTGTTCTATAGATCTTCTTCCTAATCCAATACAATTATGACCTTTATCATATATTGGAAATACTATATGTTTATTATAAGGATCAAAACCTAAATCATATTTTTCAGCTGTCTGTTTATCTATTCTTCTGCTTTCTAGATATGGATGATAATATTTTAGTTTTGTTATATCTTCTTTTGGTACATATGATTTCTTTTTTATATTGAACATTACTCTCTTAGGTTTTTCTATTAATACAGCTCTTGCTTGTATTGTTTTTAATCCGAATAATGATTCTACTTCTTCCTCATCATATAAAGGTCCTAATAATAATTCTACTACTTTGGCTAGTGACATAGTTTCATGACAAGTGAAACAAGAAAATAAACCAATATAAGATCTATCTCCCTCTGTTGTTCTTATTGAAGCACTTGCTTTATTTTCTTGTCCTCCTTTATGAAAAGGACATGTTACTGAAATATTATCAGGTAATTGTCTTATATATTTAAAATACCACATTCCAGTCTTTAGATGAATGTAATCTCTAATATCTTCAATTAATTTTACATCTATCATAAAGTTATCCATTAGAATGAAGCGCCTCCTCCAAATATCTGTCTTGCTTTAGCTTTTCTAGCAGTAGCTACTTCTTGTTGTAATTCTCTAATAGGTTTATATTTATTTATTCCATAATCTACTTCATATTTTTGAGTTAATCCTGATTCACCATATCTATTTTTAACTATACTAAGAGTTAATATTCCATTTTCATTTCTCATAGATATTACTCTTGTAGAGTTTTGAGCTACAGCATCTGATTCTGCTATATTTTCTAGTCCTGGTGCATTTAACTCCTGACCACCTTGTCTATTACTTTGAGCTAATAAAACACAAGGTAAGTTATATTTAGATGACAATGTAAATAAATCCATTGATATATTACCATATTGTTGTCTTAAAGGAGTTCCAGGTTTTGATGTTATATCTTCCATTAGAGATAATTGGTCTACTATAAGCATTGTTAAATTATTTTTAACTATAAAGTTTTCTATATCTCTAATATTTGCTTTTCTTCTTAAATCCGCTTGTGTTAATATTCTTATATCTAAACTTCTATCTAATATAAATTTTAAAGCATCTTCTTTAGTAGATGTATATGTTTCTTTCGCACAACATAAAATTCTTTCTTGTAATTGTTGTACAGACATTTCTCCTGAATATATTCCTACTCTTTCTTTTTGTAGAGATGCTGCCCATGCAAATTTCAAGCCTATCCAAGTTTTACCTTGTCCAGTTCTTCCTACAATAGTTATTAATTCTTCTCCTCTTTTGAAACCAACTAATTTTTCATCTAATTCTTTAAACCCTGTACTAATAACATCATTTGGATCTATTTTTAATATTTCTTCAATATTATCAAATAAACCTACAGATTGATTTTCAGTACCTAATAACTCTAAATCATTTACAGCCTGAGTCATTTTATGTACAAATTCTAAAGGATTTTCTTCAATAGCTCCTTTAGATATATCTTCATTAAGCTCTCCTAATTCGTATTCTATTCTATGTTTAAAATAATCATTAGCTATTGTTTTACATAAATTATCTAATTCACCTATATTAGCTAATTCCATCATTTCCTCATCTGGAATTTGAAATTCAAATTGTAATAAAGGTAAATCTGGATATTTATTAACTTTTGTATATTTTTCAATATAATCATAAAGAGCTCTATTTTCATATGAAAAATAATCTCTTTTTATATCATTATATATAATTACATTCCAGTTTTGTTCTCTAACAATACCTATTAGCAGAGCTTTTTCAATTGCTTTTATATCTTTCATTTAAAAATCTCTGCCTCCTTTGTACCCTGTAGATTTATTTTAATAGCTCTACAATCAAAAGATAAATCTAATTGCATACAAGCAAGTGTATTTTGACCTACTTTATCATTTAAATAATCATCATCTCCAATTGTAAAATAAAAATTTCCTAATCCTCTTCTTTGTCGAATACTAATAATGTCATAAATTTTATCTCTATCAAAATAACTATCAAGTAGTGTAAATTTATCCCATATTACTAAAGGAGCGTTTTCCATACCTGAATATAATATTTTCAAATCATGAATAGGTTTTAAAGAATCTTTTTCTTCTTTATAATCTATCAATCTCTTATAATCTTCTACAAGTAATTTAGTATCTACATAAATAATATCTTCAACTCTTATATCTTGAATTACACATTGTTTAAAATAAGATTGAAGCATAAGATATGCTAAATAATCTAAATTAACATAATCAGCAAATTCAAAACGAAGATTATATCTATCTGTCACAGCAGAAGTCATATTTTTAAAAACATTATATAATTTAGAAGGTATAATTTTTTGATCAGTGAATCCAAGACATCTATCTGGAATTTGAGAATATTTTATATATTCATTATATCTTCTAAATACTGCAGCTTTGAAATCATCAGTTGCTTCTTTTAAATTAGGAATTAAATCATATAAAACATCCTCCATCTTAAATTCTTATATCCTCCAAATATTGTAATACTTCTTCTTTACATGTCAATTGTCTAGGTTTTTCTATTTTATAACCTATATTATTTATATTAGTAGCATCTTTATAATCAGCCTCTTCATAATATAAAGTTCTTGTTGCTCCAAAATATATTGCTCTTTTAATATGATACAAAATATCATTCTCATTTTGAGATACAATAGATAAACCTATTGTATTATAAGGCATCCTGCATACTTTTTCTAAAAGATCTTGAGTCATTTCACGAATAGTTACTTCATTAAACTTTCCTCGATTACGCTGAGAAAATCTATAGTTACAATATTTCCAAATTCCAGTTTTCACATTATCTGTTAATATATCATTATTATAAATATAATGATAACATGCTTTAATATCAGTTTGTTTAGATGGAACTTTACGTTTAATCTCTTGCATAGAAAAAGCCATTTCAACACCTCCATGTATTTAATAACATCTTTTTGAGTATAAAGATAGCACTAAGTACAGTACTTAGAAACACTATATCTTAGTGCTGTTTGATTAGTTTTTCTCTATTTCATGTTTAATTGATTCAGCTTGTCTTTTATCATTTTGTTTATCATATAAATTAAATACTATACTAGATAATACATCTGCTGTAATTTTAGTTCCATCATATGTTAAATATTCTTTTGATAATATAGCTAAAACTTCAAGTAAAGTTAATTTGTTATATCTAAATATCTTTTTAAGCTCACTTAATGATAATATATCATAAGCAGTTTCTCCTGTAGTTAGAGTAAATGTATTAAAGAATTCTTGAATTTTCTGATTACTTTCTGAATCTTGAATGGCTTCAATCTCATCTAATTGATCATCAGTTTTTAACTGAAGTTTATATCCTACTTTTTTAAGTAATGAAATTAATTCTCTTGCTGATATTTCTACACTATTTTCTTTAAATTGAATGTAAGATTTATATAATTCTTCAGCATTTTCAGTAGAATATTTTAAAATCTCATCAATATTAAATCCTCTAATAAAATCGTTTAAGGTATTTGCATCAGAATAAGTTGAAATATTTGGTATAAATACAAAAGGATCATAAATCAAAATTCCTGTGTATACTTTATATTGAGATTTATTATTATTATATTCTAATATAACTACAGGAACATAATCTTCTTTAGTTAAATCAGTTCCATGTTTATAAAAAACTAATTTAACAAGTCCTCCTTTACCATCAGTGAAAAATTTATCAGTTTTTTCATTAGTTGTAATATCTAAAGTAAATTTTTCTAATTGTTCCTCAAATTCTTTAATTGCATCATCATTTCTAGCATCAAATATATCTACTACATTTTTATATTCATCTGTTAAATATAAAACTTCTGGTTTAGTTAAATAAAACATAGCTCTTGGATCTGGATTATCTTTAGCTTTCTTTAATTGTTCATCTTTTAATTGTTTCCATATTAATTCAGCTTTCTTATAAACCTCTTTACTTGTAGAAGGTTTTAAATCAATTTGTTTATGAAGAAAAATATCAGCTCCTTTTAAAATTTCATAAGTATCATACTTATCATCTTCACTTGCTAATTTTATATGAAGATATTTTGGAGAATCCCAAACTACATCAGCTGGTTTTGTAACTTTAGTTAACATTGCTTCAAACATTATTTCTCAACTTCCTTTCTTATATCTAAAAAATTTTTAAAATCTTTTACTGTGCATTTTTTACAGTAGAATAAATCATCTAAATAAAAACCACTTTCAAAAAATTCCTGACAACCAGAACATCTTTTCATACTACCTGTAAATTTAACAGGTCTAACTATTGTATTTTTTATATGGTTATACTGATCTAATATAATTTTATCAAATTCATCATCTTTAGGATTATCTTCAGGGAAACTCCTTTTCGATTGTATCTATTTTCTTATCTATTTTTTGATCTAATTTTTTAACATTCTCAGATAATTTTTTAATAATAGATTTAACAGGTTTCTCTTCTTTTTTAGGTTCTTCTATTTCTACTCTTTCTGGAATATTTATATATTTACAAGGATGATCTAAAACTCCGTATTCATAAGCTAATTTACCTTGACAGTCCTCACAAAACTTATCCATATAAGAATGTTTAGTTCTAATAACTAATCCACAATCACTATAAATTTTCTTAGAAAAATTTTTACCTTCTTCTAAATTAGATACTATCTGTCTAACTCCTATTTGTCTTTTTGGTTGGTTTTCTTCTTTCTCTATTTCTTTAGTTTCTTTAATATTTATATTTTCTTCTGTTTTCTGAGGTTCTATTTCTATATTTGATGTACTAATAATTATGTTACCATTCTGAATACTCATATATAATTTAGAACATTCTTTTAATTGTAACTCGTCTCTAATCTCTCTTGGTATGGTTATTCTATAACCTGATCCTAATGTGATTTCCATAAAATTCTACCTCTCTTTTTATTTTATAACATCTTTTTGGAAAATAAAAAATACAAGAAGAATTTATCTTCTTGTATTTAATAACAACTTATTTATATAATTCTTACTTCAAAATATCTAAAAATTGCTGTTCTGTTATGATAGGTACTCCATATTCTTTAGCTTGTTTATTTTTTGTTGAAGTACTTTCTATATCATTATTAACTAAGAATTGACATTTCTTTAAATTAGTTGATAATTCATAACCATAATTTTTAATATAAACTTCGAAGTCTTTTCTTTTCATGCTTTGTAAAGATCCGGTTACAGCTATATATTTTATTTCATCTTTATTAATAATTTCAGGAAATATTAATCTATTATTCTGTAAATTATCATCGAATAGATAACTTAAATTAGCTATTCTCCATTGATTTTCCATTAATGTTTTAGTAGTTGCATCTTTAACTAAATCTAATAATAAATTTGTAGGATCTTCAATACCAGGTTTCCCGAAATTTTCATTATTAAAACTAAATATAAATAAGTTTAGTAATAAAACTTTATTTTGAGCTAATAACTCAGCTGTCTTTTCACCAAGTCTTGGTATATTTAATCCCATTAAAGCTTTTTCTACCTTAACAGGTTCTAAATATAATTTATTAAAAAATTCTAATATCTTAGATTCTGTTATACTTAATTTTCTAGTATTCAAATCATTTAATACATATACTTGTTTTGTATATAAATCATCTATTGATTCTATTCCATATTGATCTAAATATTGTTTCATAATTGTATATTGTAATCCATCAGTCTCACCAATTTGCTCGCACCAAACTTGTAAATTACTTGCTTCAACATTAGGACAATTTATATCATCACAAATTAAATCTACACCTTCCCAAACTAAATTATTACCACAATGAGGACAATGAGTTGGTAAAGGTTCTTCAGATTGTTCTATAACTTCCATTATATTAGGTATTACTTCATTAGCTCTCTGAATAACTACTTGAGCTCCTTTTCCTAAACCTTGATCTTTAACCCATTTAGCATTATTACAAGTAGCTCTTTGTATTATAGCTCCAGATAATTCTACAGGTTCTACAATAGCTACAGGTATATATCTATTATTTTTACTCATAGTCCATTCAATTTCTTTTATAATTGTAGTAGTTGTTTCTGCTTGAAATTTAAAAGCTACCTCATCATATACATAATCATAAAGATGATGATCATCTTCATAATGAGCTAAATATTGGATATCTGGATTTGTTAAAACTAATCCATCTAATCCATAACCTAATTGTTTAAAAGCTTCAAATGTTTGTTCATGAAAAGCATTCCAAGATGATTCATTAAGTACAGGATAATAATAAATAGGAATACAATGTTTAAAATTTAATTTCAACCATTGCAATACATCTTCTCTATTATTACAAGTAGGTTTAAATTCTTGACCTACTATTTTATATACTACTAAATCAATATATTTTATATCTTCATCTATATCCTTTCTGTTAATTATTCCAGCTGCAAAATTACGAGGTGCTATCATATCTTTATATTTATGCTGTAATATATTCCAATTAGAATCAGAAATGATTAATTCTCCTCTTGCAGCTCCAGTAAATTTCTTATCAAATATATCATTACCTAAAATAATTCTTAGTTTATCTGTAATATCTTTCCCATATTCTCCATTACCTCTTGTTATTCCTTTAACTAATTTACCATTTTCATAATAAACAACAGCAGATAAACCATCAAGTTTTGGAGAAATATAAATAGTTTTATCCTTAAATCTATTTGGTATATCTTCATAAGTTTTAGTTTTATCTAAACTTCCTACATGTCCATATCTATGTTTAACTTTGTCTCCATTAACTTCAAATCCCCATCCTGTTTTTAAAACTTTTGAACGAGGATTTAAAGATCTTAATTTATCTACTAAGGCATCAAAAGCATCATCACTTATTTCAGGTTCGCCTGCATAATACTTTGTAGCGTAATAAGTAATTTGAGTTTCTAAATTTTCTATTTCATTTTCCATTAAATTATCACCCTTTACCAATTATAAATAACTTTTATTACTATGTATCCTTTCTTTTCTAATTGATCTTTAAAATAATTTATAAATTCCTCACAAATATTTCCAGAAATACTAAAAGAACCTCCAATATCTATAGTATCTTCTTCTGGTGGATATACATCACAACAACAAGGCCAACCCCATTCTTGTTTAGGTATCCCTGAAAAGATAGCTTGATATTTTTCAGGAAGTTCTTTCACTATTTCATCAATATCTTTTTCATCTATTTTCTTATCAACTTTAATTGTATGTCTATATCCCATAATAAAATCTCCTTTATAAATAATAACATCTTAGGCTTTAGTGAAAGCTTCTAATATTTCATTTATATGATTTTTTAAATCAGATGGATCTAAAGATACTTTTATATTAGATCCAATTTGATTAAATGCCTTACCAAATTTTATTCTAGCTTGTTTAGAAGCATCTGATAAACTTTCAGCTCTTATATCATAATGTTTAATATATAGATCAGATGTAACTCTAACTTTATAAACTTTTAAATCCTTACTCATATTAAATCATTCCTTTCCCACATATGCATATATTGTTCCTTTAAATTTAGTATTTCCTTTATAATTAAGAGCCATATCAAAGTCTATTGTTGTTAATTCTTCCTCTTTAATTTTAATGTCTTTAACAACATATTCATTTAATACTTTCATATTCATAGGTAAACAACTAAAAGGTGTTGATGGTTTTTCTAAAGGTAATCCAAAAAGCATAATAGAATATCCTTTATACTTTTTGTATAATTCTTTTACTTTCATATTTAATTACTCCTTACTCCAATATCCATATACACATCTTTTTCCATCTCTAGAACAATCATATATATCATATAATTTACCTTCTTTTACACAAGTAAAATGTTGACTACATCTAAGAATTAAAGATCCTTTATTAGGTAATTCTTTTTCATTTAAGTGTACTTGACAACCTGATCCTATTGTCATACAGGCATGCCATTTCCAACCTAAATGATCTTCAATAACTTTTTTAGCAGTATCTTTATATACTCCTGTTCTAGCGTTGCTTTTGCCTTTCTTTCTTTTTCCAGTTCTTTCCTTTAAAGATAATTCATTGATAAGATTATATATCTCTTTATAATCCTCTCCTGTAGCATTACATATTGCTCTGCATACACAATCTCCTGTTGTTCCTTTAAAGTACTTACTTCTTCCTCCATCACTGTAAACTAATTCCATACTATTACTTCCTTTCAATGTACGTTTTGAGGAGATTTTTGACATCACCCTCCCTATATATTATAACACACTTTTGCAAAAAAGTCAACCCGTTCTTAAAAATAGGGAACGTGATTTAACCTCATCTACTCTCACTATTTACAATAAATTAGAAGATTTTTCAAAACAAAAGACAGTCTATTTTTGACTGTCTTAATTTATTAATTTTCTTCTCTTAAAATGTTATATATCTGCTGTATTACTCGAGCATCATATAATGAATTATGTTTTTGACCTACTATTGTTATTCCATGTTCTTCTAATATATCTTCTCTATTTCTTTCAAAAGCTTGTTTCTGAGATTCTTCATAATAAGAAGCAATATCTTGATTTATATCATAGCATACAGGAGATATATTTTCAGGAAGATCGAAGGCAGATCCAAATATATCTATAAATAAAACCATATCATAATGACACACATCAGAAATTAATTGTACTTCATCAAACTGAGATAACCATTCTTTTAATTCTTCTTGTATTTCTTCTTTTGTTCCAAAATGATAATCACTTTCATTAACTACAATATCTGTTTCATTTACTTCTCCATATTTAGCAGTATTCATTAAAACATTTTCTATAATCCAATCATCTAATAATTCAGTATTAATAGAAGCAAATTCTCCATAAAATTCTTTTCCATCTTCACTTATTAATCCTATACTTATTAATTGAGTATCTTTTTTAAGTCCACAAAATTCTGTATCAAAAAATATATTCATAAATTATCTCTCCTTTATTTTAAATATAAAAGCGCATAAATTTCTAGACATATAACTTTATAGGTTAATATATAAAACCTTGTTATAAGCGAAATATGCGCTAAATAAATACTATTTTTTCTTAATTTCATCTAATTCTTTAATAAATTCATCTATTTGAGATCTATTCAAAACTAAATCACATAATAGATATTCTTTACCAAACAACATTTTAAAAGCTAATTTAATTCTATGACCAATTAATCTTAATATTCCTCTTTGATTAGAATAAAATTTACTAGTATGAATTGATAAATAATATTCCTCTTGAGATTCATCAATTTCAGAATCTATAAATTTTTTGATATGAATTTCTTCATCACAACCACAGTTACAATTTACTATCAATAATTTTGTATCTTTATCAGCTTTAGCTAATATCACTAAAATCACATCCTTTATAAAATAAAACAAACTAGAAAGTAAAAAAGATAAACAAAAATAAACAAAATCAAAAACTATCTTATAATTAAATAACTTTCTAGTCTGTTGGTAGCGAATAGGAGATTCGAACTCCTGCCCTCCGATAGAAAGTCGGATGTATTAACCACTTTACTAATTCGCCATATATAAAGCGAGTTTTCAGTGTTCAGAGTACATAGAAAACCACACTACAAAAAACAAAACTCGATTTTGATTTAACCTCTTTAAAACAAAATTCTAAACAAAAGCCTTCGCATAAATAATAAAATTATTTACCTAAATCTGTTTATTTATTATCAGATCTCGTAGATGCAACTTTAGTACTATTCACATCCGCACTCTATCACTATAATAGAGCCATACCTATAGGTGTTTGTTGTTTCAAACAAACTCTTCCTCAATACTCATGGTATTGATTGCAAAAACATTTGATATATGTATAGGGAATATATCAGTCCCTTGGTAGCGAAGACTGGATTCGAACCAGTGACCTTCAGGTTATGGGCCTGACGAGATAGACCTACTTCTCTACTTCGCGATATAAAAAATTACAATAACTATCAGTATTAGCCTTTACCTTCGGAACCTACACCATCTAATACTATTAACAGGGTCTATTGTTAAGTTATTGTAATTCGTACTCACAATATGAAATGGGATTTTCATAAAGTGAAAAAGAAGTAATACGTATTTATGTATGGAATACGTATATGGAGCCACTTGTCTGATTTGAACAGACGACAGGCTGATTACAAATCAGCTACTCTACCAACTGAGTTAAAGTGGCATATGGTCTTTTA